GAGGCCACGGGCTGGATCATGTGGGTGCTGCTGGCCAACAAGCCGCTGCACCACGCCACGTTGAAGCGCCATTACCTCGACGGCAGGCCGGTGGGCGGCAGGGCGCGCCGGGCCGCACTGGATGCATTCGTGCGAGCTCAGGCGGCATGGGTGGCAACGCTGGAGCAACCGCCGGAGACTTTCGACTAAAAACGAACAGGTCACCCGTTCACTGCTGGCTCCCGCAGTGTTGACATATGCCCGACGAACTGCGCCCGCAATTTGTCCTCGGTCCTCCAATTGCCCGGCTTTCCGCCGGGCTTTTTTTTGGTCGCACACCATGGACGTTGTAGAGCTCATCAGGCGCCACGAGGGATACAGCCAGTCGGTTTACCGCTGCACGGCTGGCCGGCAGACCATCGGCTTCGGCCGCAACCTCGACGACGTCGGCATCAGCCGCGAGGAAGCCGAATGGCTTTTGAAGCGCGACATCGAGCGCGCTATCGGAAGCCTGCGCACTGAACCCTATTGGCTGGACCTGTCGGAAGTTCGGCAGGCCGTGCTGATCGACATGGTTTTCAATCTTGGCTGGGCTGGCTTCGCCAAGTTTGCACGCCTGCGCATGGCGCTTGGGCGTGGTGACTGGGATGTGGCATCAAACGAGATGCGGTCCAGCTTGTGGTTCAAGCAGGTCGGGACGCGCTCGCAGCGGCTTTGCGTGATGATGCAGACAGGGCTCTGGCCCCGGTCCTGATGGCCCGCGACTACGACTTCGACGCGCTTTTGAGCGTCGCCGACACGGATTCGCAGCGCAAAAAGATCGAAGCCGTGCGCCAGTTCGGCGTGTCGCAAGGTGCGCGAGAGCTGAAGATCACCCGGCGCGCCATGCAGATGGTGCTGCAGCGGCTTGTCCGACTGGCTGCCCGACGCGGGCTTTCCGTCCAGCACGACATGACACATGCCGTGCCGGCGGAGTACGAGGTCCGTGGCGTTTCCACGCTGTACAACGCAGATGGCAAAGTTAGCCAGCAGTGGGTGAAGTCCCGGCTGCGCGATGACGATGCAGCGCGGGCCATGCGGGAAGCCATCGAGGAGATGGCAGCCGAATATCGCGGAACGGCCACGCCGGTTAAGGCGCCAGCACGAAGCATGGCGGGGCTGCTTTCGGTGTATCCGATGGGCGATCCGCATATCGGTTGTTACGCCTGGGCGGCGGAAGCCGGGGAAGACTTTGACGTCAACATTGCGCGGCAGGATTTGCTCGCAGCAGCTGGCCGTCTGGTTGACGTTGCGCCCGCATCGCAGCGCGCGCTGATCTGCAATCTGGGCGACTTCTTCCACGCCGACAGCCTGTCCCAGCTGACCAAGTCCGGCCACAAGCTGGACGTCGACACGCGCTGGCCGCGAGTGCTGCGGCTTGGCTGCCATCTGATGGTGGACCTGATCACGCTGGCACTGCGCAAGCACGCCAAAGTGGAAGTCATCAACGCGATCGGCAACCACGACGACCACAGCTCGATCATGCTTTCGGCGTTTTTGGAAGCGTGGTTCCACGCTGAGCCGCGGGTGCATGTTTACCCGACAACGTCCAAGTTCCATTACATCGAGCACGGCCGCTGCCTGATCGGCGTCACGCACGGCGACACGGTGAAGCACTTGGCGCTCGGGGAGCTGATGGCATCTGACCAACCAGAAGCGTGGGGCAGAACACTGCACCGCTACTGGTATACGGGCCACATCCACCACACCAGCAAGACGGAATTGCGCGGGGCGGTGGTGGAAAGTTTCCGCACGCTTGCCGCGAAAGACGCTTGGCACGCTTCGCAGGGCTACCGGTCCGGCCGCGACATGTACGCGATAGTTCTCGACGCCGAGCATGGTGAGGTTGAACGCCACCGATGCGACATCAGGCAGGTGCGCTAATGGCAACGCTTAAGCCGATCAAAAGCCGCCGCAGCGCTGACGCTGAAGTCGTGAAGCTGCGCTGCAACTGTAGCGATCAGTCGTGGCATTTTCGCATCACCGTGATCGGTAATCAGGTCACAGCCGAATGCGGCGAATGCCTGGCCGACTGGGGGCCTTTTTTCGTTTCACCCGTTTCACCTGTGAGAGCAGACGATGAGCCAGCCTGAACCGAAAAAGATCCGCAAGTCGCGCACGATTTGGGTGGCTGTTGCGACAGCTGCGGCGGGCGCTGCGTTGACCGTAGCACCAGAAGCAATGCCTGTTGCGGCAACTGGTCCGGGCCTGATCCTGATCGCGGCCATCAACGCCGCGCTCCGCGTCCTGACGTCTCAGCCGGTCAAGTGATCGGTGGATACGGAAGCCATCATCGCCGGGCTAGTCATGGCCGTGCTGGTGTCAATTGTCACCGGCAGCATTGCCGGCAACGTGGCCAGTCAGAGGACCATCGCCGCGTTGATAGTCCACATCGACTACTTGCGATCACACATCGATCGCCATGAAGAAACCATCTCCCGAGCCCATCGTCGCATCGACGATCTCGAAAAGCGTTGAGGATTGAACCATGTCTGCAATGAGCGACTACCTCGAGAACAAGCTGGTTGATTTGACGTTGCGCGGCCAGGCGTTCACTGCGCCGGCCACGCTGTATTTCTCGCTGCATACTGCGGCCACCACTGATGCGGGCGGCGGAACTGAGGTCACTGGCGGATCTTATGCGCGGGTCTCGGTGACCGCGTCATTGGCGAACTTCGCTGGCACTCAAAGCGCCGGGAGCACCGCCGCCAGCTCGGGCACGGGCGGCGTCACGTCGAACAACGGCACCATAACGTTTGCAGCGCCTACCGCGAACTGGGGCACTGTCACGCACTGGGCTGTCTGGGATGCGTCGACCGCTGGAAACATGCTTTATCACGGCGCGCTGACGACCAGCAAAACCATCAACAACGGCGACGCGGCACCATCGTTCGCAGCCGCCGCGCTCGTCCTGACGTTCGCTTGAGCCTGACGCATGGCTGACAATTTTCCGCAGACGCCGGGCACCGGCCGCAACGTCGCAACCGATCAGGTGACGTATTCCGGCGACACGGCTGACGTGCAGCTCGTGCGCGTGGTCAACACGTCAGGCGCAGAGGGATCGCGAGTCGTCACGGATAAACCCGTTTTTCAAACGGAAGACACCGCGCACGCGGATGGCGACCTCGGCGTGCTGATGCTTGGCGTGCGGAACCACAGCACTGGCTCAACGGCTGACGGCGACTACTCGGCAATCTCGGTGGATCCCACCGGGAACATGAACACGCTATCGCGTCGGGATTTGCAGCGGATTTCGGTTGCAGTGTCGGGCACCAGCACGACGGCTTATACGGCGGGGGATCAGGTTGGGACGTTGATTACTGTTGCAAACGCCGCGCGCCTTTCTGGTGGAACTGGAATGATTGTCGGTGTCAGCCTGCAAGGCTACAACGACGCGATGGGCTCTTGGGATGTCGTATTCTTCGACAATTCTGCTGTCACGCTGGCAGCGGATAACGCGGCGTTTAACCTTGCCACCGACGCCGATGTTCTTGAGTCTGTTGCAATTGTCCCGCTGGCCGGGGCATACGATCTGGGTGCCAACCGCGTGGCTCAGGCATACAACCTCGCTGTTCCGTATTTCTGTTCTGGCGGAACATCGTTGTATGCCGCGCTGATAGCCCGCACAGGTTTTACCAACGCCGCAGGAGAGACGTTGCAACTGGTAGTTTATGTAGAGCGCAACTGATGTCTTATAGGTTCGGTGGCACGACTGGCGACGACCTGACGTGGACGGAATCTACAAGCGTCTGGGGGACTACCCAGCGGTCTGGCGTCATTGCCGGATGGTACTACCCGACAACGCTCACGGCGGGAAAGGCATTGTGGAGCGTAGGCGCAGTCAATCGAGCCGTCATTGCCAGCACGACCAGCGAAATAAACCTTTTTCTTGACCGCACCACCGATACGCAATACACGACAAGCGGTTTAGCGTTGGCGGTAAACCGGTGGCATTTTATTGCTTTCCTTCTTAACTCATTCAACACCGGTCCTGTCACAACCTGGAGGGTCTGGGGCTCGGTCGGCACTGCCATTCCCGAGCCGGTCACTGTGAACCAGACCGTCGCGGGTAGTGGGAACGCTACCGGCAACACAATCGTAACTGTCGGAAACATTGGAGCAGCGGGCACTTCTGCGTTTGAAGGTGATATTGGGCGGTTTGATTATTTTGTCGGAACACTGGCTAACGCATTCCTTCCAAACACGACAGGCCTGATTTCAGCAGCCGAAGAAAAAATGGTTTTTGAACAGGTTGTCGTGCCTATTTGGTCTGGTCAATTTCCGACGTTTCTTGGCAGCGGAACGCAGTCGAACAACGCGATTACGCATGTCATATGGGATTTAGATTTGGTCAACCCGATGGGTATATCTCTGCGGAACGGCGGCACGATACAAACAAACAATAGACTTGCAACTGTGAACGCCGTTGTTTCTGAGAACCGCCGACCGATCCCGCAGCACGATCCGTTGAATTCGTTCAATCCGCGCAGGCGCTAATCCATGTCTCTGCTGCTGCTGTTCAAGAGCGCAGCGGCATCGAGTGCCGCGCTGGATGCGAGCGCATCCGTAAGCGTCACCAGTTCGGCGACGCTTTCGACACAGATTCCGCTGGCAGCATCTGCCAGTGCAGCGGTCACGCAGACCGGCGCGCTTTCGACGCAGGTCCGGCTCGCAGCGTCGGCCACGGCGGCCGTCACGGCATCCGGCGCGCTGAGCACCGGCGTCAGGCTGGCATCGAGCGCGAGCGCATCGGTCACGGCTACAGCGGGGCTTTCGACGCAGATCCCGCTTGTGGCATCTGCCACGGTTGCGGTCACGCAGTCCAGCGCGATCACGACAGCCATCCCGCTGTCCGCGTCCGTCAACGTCTCGGTGTCCTACGACGCCGATCTGACCACTCAGACGGGTGGCGCGGCACTGGCGGCATCGGCATCAGCCGCCGTCACGACGACAGCAGCGCTCACGAGCGCGATCAGGCTGGCAGCCACGGCATCGGCCGCGGTCACGGCCACCGCAGGCCTGACGACACAAATACCGCTGGCGGCCACGGCCGCAGCTGCTGTCACGACGACGGCCGCGATCACCACGGGTATCCCACTGGCGTCGAGCGTGGCGGTTGCTGTCACGCAGACGGCAGACCTGACCGCTCCCGCGGGCGGGCTGACTGCATCGGCGCAGGCAACAGTAACGCAGACGGCTGCACTGACCACGTCTGTGCGGCTCGCAGCATCTGCCAGCGCAAGCACGACAGCATCGGCAGCCCTGACGACGGGCATACCGCTGTCGGCCACAGGATCGGCAACAGCAACCTGCAACGCAGGACTCACCACAGGCATCCGCCTGGTGGCGTCGAACGGTGTGCTGGTCACGGGTGCGGCAGGGCTGACCACCGGCATACCGCTAGCTGCGGTGGCTGCGGCGGCGATCACGGGCAGCGTCACGCTGACGGTGGTTACGGCCGTCGCGACGCCAGCGATCCGCACGTTCCGAGTCGCAACAGATGATCGGGTGTTCATCGTCGCAGCAGACCAGCGCACGTTCGTTGTCGAGGACACGCGTGCGTGGGTTGTGCCGTTTGAGCAAAGACAGTTCACGGTGACAGCGGAGGATCGTTCATTCGCCGTCGCAGCATGAGGTAATCAGATGGCGACGTTCGAAACCTACACCGCGACCAAAGACCCGAACTCCACGCTGGACTACACCATCAACTGGTCCAGTTGGTTGACGACCGACACGATCAGCACGGTCG